ATGAGCAGGCCAAGCCGCCGCCACCGCCCCCGCCGCCCAAAAAGACGCCGTTCGGCAAGTGGACGATCTTCATCCTCGTTTTACTTTTGTTATTGGGTTTCTGGGGTTACAAGACGTTCATACGGCCGAACCCTGTGCAGGACCTTTACGCAGCGTAAACAGGCTTATCTGGTTACGGCGTAGACTGCCGTAGGCTTCTGGATGGTCACGTTACGGGCGGCGAACTTGATCAGCATGAAGCCCAGGACGGCCAGGAGGGTCGTCAGGAGGGCCGTGATCAGGAAGAACGAGCCGGTGTTCTTGGGGACCTGGATGAGCATGCTGACCCAGAAGCGGACCAGGTCCAGGATGGACAGGCTGGCCGTGAAGAACAGGGAACCGACGATCGCGTTCAGGGCGAAGGACTCAACCTCGACAGCTGCGGAGACAAGGGTGCTGGCCATTTTATACTAGGGGCGGGGAAAAAAGTTGAATGGGGCCGGCCCAGCCGGCCCCGTCCAAGGACCCTAGACTCCATGAATTCCACGGACTGGTGCGAAGCACGGCTCGGTGAAATCCATGAAACTCTCTGGAAGCGAGGGTCCTTCAGCTCCGTGAAATCCATGACCGGCTGCGCCGTCTTTCAGACGCCTAGAGGCCCTTTCTCGCCACCATCACGCCACCGGTCACCGCGCCGATGATGCCGAGCGCCGTCGTCAGCAGCACCAGCTTCTCACGCCAGTCCTGGGCACACTCGCACGGGCGGCTCTCGATGTCCCACAGGAAGCTCACGAGCGCGCCAAAGGCCAGCAGGCCTGCGACGCCGAGAAGGCCTGCGAACGGCATCAGGTACTTGCCGTCCTTGATCACGACGAACAGCAGAGGTGCAGCCAGAGCGAAAACGTACCAGTACTTGAGGTACTGACGGCGCCAATCGGCACCGCACTGGCACCCCTTGCGCTCGAGGCTGAGGATCCACGAGAGGGCGATGGCGTTGAGCACGAGTCCTGGGGTAACAACGGCAAGAGAGTCCATTATATTAGGGGCGTCGAAAAAGTTTCTAGAGATCCATAAACTGGTGCGAAGCACGGCTCCATGGATCTCTAGGGGTCTCACGGGTCTCCATTCGAGGGCCCTTCGGGCCCTCAATTGCTTTCATTCCTCCTCAAAGTCACTCTCGTCCGGGATGGCCGACCATCTGACCCGGTCGAACATCGGTTCGTCCTCCTCATCCTCCTCAGAATCTAAAATTTTAAAAATTTTAAATTCTGTTTTTGAAAATGGAACGGGATCCTTGATCGGCACCCACGGCGCGCAGTCGTGGGGGTCCCAGGGCTCAGGCCCCTCCATATGATTTTCGGGGGTAATCATTCAAGGCTCTGGAACGCGATCCGTCACATGACCTGTGCCGCCTTCTCCACGGCACCTTTGAGTATGCGCTCGGCGGGCGTCTCGGGCTCCCACGCGTCCCACGTGTCCGCACACTCGTTGACGAGGCGAAGTTTCTCGTCGGGCCCTTCGTAGCGGGACCATGTGGGCTCCTCGGACTCGCTCTCACTCTCACTCTCGGACCCGGACTCGCTCTCAGAGCCATAAATCTCAGGAAAGAAAGAACCAATCTGTTTACCCACGACGTGGCGGGCTGCAAACTTCAGCCCGAGGCACACGTCCTGGGCGAGCACGCAGTCCCGCCCGCACGCCTTGGCGTAGTGACCTGCTATGACCATGGCAGACTCGAGAACGGGCAGGAACACGTCATCCATTGCTCTTAAGAAATAAAAGAACTTTGGCCAGTTTCATCCATGTTGTCGAAGAGGACGCGAGCCGACTTGAAGCCCGTGACCTCGAGGAACTGGTAGTACCGTGCCCATATGGACACCACGCGGCTCTGGGCACTGGGAGCCATGAAAAAATCAAAGTACTGATGTTTGATCCGGCCAAAGTTGACGGCGCCCGAGGGTCTGGGAGACTCGGGGTCCAGTGAGAACGAGTACATGTAGAAGGGGCGGCTCGGCACGCGTGTATGATTCTCTATGAATTGGGCCGTACCTAGGAACAGGTAGGTCCCTATGACGGGGTCGAGGCGCTGAGCCTCGTTGAAATACATGCCCATCGACTGGAGCTGGTTGAGGTTGGAGAGGCCGTTCACGTTCGATGAGTCGAGATAGTAATCGAATCCATTGGCCCCCTGATTCTGGATGGTGAAAAAGAGCTCCTTGACGGGGTGGAGGAAGTTTGTGGCGCACCGGACGTTGGAGGTGCCGGCCGGTGCGATGAAGCGGGCCCGTTCCACATTCTCGGCGAGGTAGATGGTGGGGCCGCGCTTGCTTATGAACTCGCGCTCAGCCTGACCCAGGAACACGTACTCGGTGAGGAGCTTGAAAGTGAGGGGGATGTGCACGTCGCCTGAGGGGCTGAAGAACGACGGGATGCGCAGGATGACGCGGCACTTGAGGCCGGGGACGCACGGGAGGCCGTGCTCCAGGCATGAGAAGCGCAGGGGGACGGTGTACCGGCTAAGGGGTGCGTTCGTGCCGGTCAGAAGGGTCCCGCCTATGAGATTCGTGAGGCCGCCCTGTTGGCCCGCGGGCACCTCAACTTCATTGATGAGAGTGATGTATTCACCCCAGAGACGCTCTATGAGTTGCGAGCCCGTGTAGAGCTCCACACGTTCGATCATGAGGGCACCGGCAGAGTCGTAGAAGGAGGTGCCGGGGGGTGCGGCAATGTCAAAGCGCGCGTACATGGCCGTGATGAGGTCGCCGTTCAGGGGCAGATCGACGGTCACGTCAGAGCCAAAGGCGGGCGGGCTCTCAAACTGAACATCGATGACACGAGTCGCAAAGAGACCCTGGGCCCTGTATTCCTCTTTGAAATATGTAATGTCCGGCTGGCCCGAAAGGACGACGTCGTTGCGGCCGAGCTGAGCAAGAACTTGGCGGCCGGCCATTCCCTACCTTTTGGGTCTAAAAAAAGACTGGAAGGGGCCCGCAGGGCCCCCTCTTTTACGTCCGGAAGTTCTGTCTGGATCCCATAAATCCAATAGAGTTCCACAACGTGAAATTTATTCATTTTATGGACCTCCCTGTACAAAGGGACCCACGGGTCCCTTTGGCCCCTTACTCATACATCAGCCCGGCCAGCCCGTCCGACACCCGAAGTATATTATATGAAGAGGCCAGAACCCTAAGTTGTTTAGTGGCCAGTGACGTGGTTCCCGGGAGAAAAACTTGAAATTTCTTTTGATTGATGCGGCTCATGTTGATTGAACCCGACGGGTGGGGGTCCTGGGGCCTACGGGCAAAGGGCACGAGGTACAAGACCCGGTCCGGTTGGCGCGTGTGACGCTCGAGGGGCGCGATCAAGTTCATAAAGTGAAAGTCAGAAGTACCCTGGTCCAAGAAATCTTCACCGTTGAAGGTCATACTGAGACCTATACCTTGGTCCCGTACGTACGAGTATGGCGGGGCGGCCGAGTCCTGTATGACGAACGCAATCTCACGGACCGGGCCTTGAAACTCGAGGTCGACGACCGTGCTCTCCCCGAGGTTATAACTCTTGTATTGTGTCTGTCGGATTATATAATCGAGCACGTGGCTGTTCATCCAGTTAACCTCGGGGTTGGACAAGTAGGCGTACTCGACGATCACGGACGCGTCGATGGTCTGTTGGGTCACCTGACTCGAAGTCAAGATAAGTGACTTGAAGTCCCGAAATTTAAAGTAAATTTCCATGTCCTGACGGGCCAGCGAGCACACGGGCACGGAGAGTTCAGAATTTCCGTAAAAGAAAAAGGGTAAATTGACGTAGTAGGTTCGGTCCTGTGTGGACTGCGTCGTGTCGAGCTTGCCAGTCAGAAGCTTGAGCCCCGGCTGGTTCTCTTGTGGGACCGTGAGATCGTTATAGATCTCGATCGCCTCGCCTGTCAGGGTCTGTATGAGTTGGCCACCGATACGGAGCTCGGCGCTCTCGATCATGTACGTGCCGACCGAGTCCACGTATTCGAAGGTGTTTGGGGTCGGGGCGGTGACACCCACCACCGTGACGAACGCGTTGGCTGTGACGTTGGAGGCTCCACCGGGGCTGACGGTGGTCACGTCCATGAAAAAGACGTTGGACGTGTCGTTACACTGGGCGATCACGTCGATGGTATACGGGCCTATCGTGCCGATGCTCAGAGGGCTCGAGACTTGGTACACGGGTGTGGCTGGGCGCGCGTCGCTCGTGGATTGGAAGATGGCCAGGTTGGTGACGTATGCGTTGGCCGTCTCAAAATATGCCTGAAACTTGTACGCACCAACATTTGAGAACTGGATGTTCCCACCGGGTGTGACCGACACGTGACGCGAGGTGCCTCTTGAAGAAAAAGTTTGTGAAAAATTCAATTGAGTAGCCAAGGGGGTGGTGGACTGCCCCACGGTCGACAAAACATTCCCCAAGAAAAGCAGACCGTTCTTTTTAAAACTGTTTGGCTGGGTGGTGGTCCCG